GCCTCCTGTGGTATCGGTTGATTGTTTTGTTTGACTGCCATTTGGTTTGCCTCCTGTGGTATCGGTTGATTGTTTTGGAAAACCCCCCGGCCTGTGTTTCAAGGCCGGGGGCTCCTAGGATTAGTCGTTAGCGGCGACCCGGTGTTCGAGAACACACTCGGCGCGGGTCATGAACAGTTCGGACAGGATTTTCGGGACGTGAGTTGTCTTCCAGCCGACCGTAGCACGCTGGTTGAGGGCATCTTCTGTACCGCCAGAGCCGAGCTGCTTGATGATGGTGGACAGGCCAAGGCCCTCGACTTCGGTGACGCCATAGGCGTTCTTGCCGATAAAGAGTGCTGAGCCGACGGAAGCAGCTTTGTCCGGCATCTCAATATTGGTTGTACCGTAGTCACCAGCATAGATGATGTCACCTGCTGTCGGGGATCCGGAAACCGATTCAGTAACCGTCACTTTTGCAGCGCCGGCGGCACCCGCAGCGGCAGAAGCGATGTGATACTGATAGCCCTTGACCCAGATGTGGCGGCCGGCCAGCGCAGTGGCTTCACCGGCGGTGATGGCTTCGGCAACCGTGAACGTCTTGGTGGCCCGGCTGGCAACAGTCAGTTGGGTCGCGCCAGCAATCAGTTCATCCGGGGCCCAGATACGGGCATTGGTCGAGACGATGACGCGGCAGCCGTCATACTTACCGATTTCACCGTTGAACAGCTTCTCGGAATTCTGGTACTTAACCGATTCTTTCCATTCGGTGTCGCTTTTGAGGCTAAATTCCATTTCCGGGCTGATGATGGTGACAAAGTCGCCACCTTCGACCGGCTGCGCGTTGTTGTTTCGCAGGGTCAGCATGGCCCGGCGGATAGTTGCGCAGTTAAAATAGTCGTTATTGGCGTAGGTGCTGTCGAAAGCGGTCAGCAGCTTGCGGGACAGGACAGAACCGTCGCCATACTGGACGGAAGTACCAGCATTGAGGATTTCACGGGTGATCACGTCGATGGTGTCCCCGGCCTGATCGCCCAGCAGCTCGGTAGCTTCAACAATGTTGTTGTCAATGGCCGTGGTCTTCAGGACATCAGAGATCGCGACGTAGTCACCGTACTGAGCAATGGTCGCGGTAATTTCGGTGACGGTCAGCTTCTTACCAGTCGGTGTCACACCTTCAGAAAGCGGTGTGGTAGCCTTGGGCAGAGGAGAATATTTACGGAACGCAATATTCTTGCCGGAGCCCGCGGGAATCGGACGCTTCTGGCCAAACTGATTGTGGACCAGTTTCGGCTTGGCGTTCATGAGAAGGTTCTTATCATAGAACGTCTTCATTTCCGCGGTCATGCCGCTGTCACCGGTAACGTTGGTGTTGAGGTCATGCAGGCGCACAACCAGGCTGATCAGAAACGGGATGAATGTCTTAGGCATCTTTGTGCCCTCCTTTGATGGATTGTTAAAAGCGAATTTCTTTTCCGGACCTGGCCTGCTGGATGACAGCTTTGATGTCTGCGTCAGTAAATTGACTGGGGTCAACTTTGCGGATAACCGGAGGTGCCGGCTTCGAAGCATGTTCTGCGACGCGGTCAATTCCCTTGGTGCGTATAGCTTCGATGGTTGCCTTGCGCTGATTCTCCGCAACAGCTTTCAAAATGTCATCGTGCCTGGCCAGGTTGTAAGCCTGTTCCAGCGTCAGGCCCTTGGCCATGAAATCGGACAGGACCGGGTCTTTCGTATCTTTCTCCTGGTCGAATTTCAGCCCGAGCGCGCTTAATTTTTCAGCTAGCGCAGCGGCTTGCTCTCCCAGATCGGCGGGCGGTGTTTCCTTGGCTTCTGATACGCTTTTCGTATCTCCATCGCCGTCTTCACCTTCCAAAGCTAGTTGGATGTCCTTTGCCTGATACCCTTCAGTGTTTGGGATGATGTAGTCCTTGACGAACGCTTCCAGCTGCTTGATGTCGGTATGCCCGAAATACTGCATAACAGGATCGAGCAAGGTTTTCAGCTGTGTAGATTCCTTGTCCCGGCCTTTCATTCGCCGGTCCAGCGCCTGCTTGAAGTCGCTTTCGTAAAGGTCTTTGTAGTCATTCTTGAACTGTGAGTATTTGGCGGAGCGGTCTACGTCTGTGCTTTGATCCACTGCCGGGGCTTCCGAGGTACTAGCGACGTCCGCCTGGGGGTCTGATTTTCCATAGACGACCTGGACTTCGCCCGATACTGGCTGAGAATCGTTAGCAGCCGTTGTACTGATTCCTTCCGCCGCCTGACCGCCCTCGTCATGCAGTCTGGGGCAGAGCTTGATAAGTCTGATTTGGAACATTTGTCCTCCGGAGGTCTCTCCCTCGTGTCTCTTGTTTAATTATCCCATGGTCCGAAAGTGAGTTTTTTCAATTAAGCGCCGCGATTTTCAACCCGCAGCAGTTCTTGACCAGTTTGATTATCGACAGCCCAAGCTAAATAGTCGCTGAGGTAGATCGAATCATTAAAGATGATCCCTTCCGAGAATTCTTCAGCATAGTTAGCGACACCCGTTTTCAACATTTCCGTCGCGCCCGTCAGCTTGTCCAGGACAGTTTGGTCAGTGCTATCAGTCACGATTACGGTGATCTTGTATTCCCCGTCCCCATACTGAGCATCGGCAAATAACTTGTCCTGGTGTTGCTGCTCAAGCCCAAGCAAGTATGCCGTGAAGGACTGAACCAATGCCGAGATAATCAGGCAATAATCCGTAGCCGTATGCCCGATACTGTGCACCACAAGTTGCCGGCCCGCAGCGTCACTATTATCGTAAACAAAAACGTTTATCATCGGCCAGATACCCCCAATTCCCGTTGTATCCGGCGATAGTATTGCCGGTTTCTTTTGTCCGTGCGGTGCCTATAAAGCCAGGTCAGACTTGTAACTACTGCTTTTACCCAATTCATTGCAGGACACCCCCGGCGCCTGGCTTAGCTTGCCCGATCGTTGAACCCTCGAGCATGTCCTTGCCGGTCAGCTGCTTGATGTAGTCGTTCATCATAACCAGCATTTCTTCCTGCTGGGCGACGGCCTGCTGTGCCTGGTTGGTTGCCTGCTGCATCTCCATCTGCTGCTGGTAGACTTCCTGAATCTTCTTCTCAATCCGGTCTTTGCCGTCGAAGGACATCAGGCTTAGCGCCGTCAGCGCGGCCGGAGCACTCTCCGGACTGAAGAATCCGGAGGCAAACAAATCTTTTGCGGTCTGATTCTGCGCCAGGGCCAGATATGGGCTGTACTTTTCCGCATGGACCACGATGTCAAAGATCGGACGACGGGTCTCCTGCTCCATACCCTGCACGACAGAAGGAATTGGCTGCGGCTTCAAGTTTTCGTTGGAATATTCAACATACTCGGCCTGCCCACGATCGTTAGTGATCCGGAACTTTCGGGGTTCGGTGTAGAATTGCGCGATCAGCTCCATGGTCATGTAGCAGATTTCTGTGAAGGCGTCATAGGTTCCCGTAATAATCGCGCGGGACAACTTATTTCCTGCCTCTTGCAGCGCCAAGATGCCGGTAGCCGAAGTGACGCCCCCGCCAGTCGACCCGCGGTTGAAGTCATTCGAGCCGCTGATCTCTTTGAGTTCCGCAATTTTGTTTGATCGATGTGAAAGGATCGAGGCCGGCAAGGCATTGGCCTGCATGTAATCCCAGTCAACGCCCTTCTGCAAGGATCCGGTCGCTGGGATGAAGTCTTTGGACAAGTCGGCCAGATCCTGCGCATTGAAAAGGCCCTGCTTATAAATGACCCGCTGCTTGCCAGCAACCAGGGCGTTCTTTGTTAGCAGCTGGTCCAGTTTATCGATATACATCTGCGGATTCTTGACGACATCGACCAGACCGAAGCCAAGCAGGTTATCTTCTTCCGGATACATGGCGTCAATTACGAACGGAAACTTGCCGTGGTCATAAAGCCCGGACGCCTGAACGCCACTCCCGGCGTCAGTCTTTTCGCGTCTTTTCGTGCTGTCGACGATCTTTGAGCCGATGATCTTATCCATGTGAAGGATTGTTGACCCATCAGGCTGCCGCTCTTTGTAATAGCAGTCGATCATGGTCACTTTGTCAGTCAGGTCTATTTCATCAGTCTGGACATACTGGCGGATATCGACGCCACGTGTGACCGTGTTGGATTCCTTGCCGTCGTATTCGGGATACATGCGCCTGGCATCATCCTTGTCGATAAGGCTCAAGGCAAAAACATATTTGCTGTCCTGGATGTTGGTGACACCAGGCTGCCAGTATAAGCGCAGCATATCAACCTTTTTATGGCTGATATCGCCTAATCCACCTTCAAGGCTCGGGTCCCAGAACACGTGATAGGCCGCCGTTCCAGTTTTTAGCTTATACCAGGCATTGTCCGAATAAACCTTGCGGAATTTATTGCGGTCCAGAACATATTTAACGATCTTGGAAAGTTTTTCTGCTTCCTCAAGGTCGCTTTGCTCGCGCTCCATGAACACCGGCTCCGGATAATTGTCCATCAGGTCGCCGTGCTTGTTGGCGATTGTGTTCCAGACATACCCGGTTGTCGGTTCCGGATCGCTGTGGTTTTTTGATTTTCCAGATTTCTCCCGCATGACATCCCAGTGCTGCGAACGGTACCAGCGATCGTTCTCAATAATTCGCTCGTCGTGCGCGCTTTTCCCCTCGCGGTACTTGGAAAGCGTCGCCATCAGATCGGTCACCCGCAGGCGCTCATCGATTTCGCCATCACGCATGGACGGGAGCTTACCGCCGTCCGGACGGATGATGTCGATAGCGCTGGTGACGGCTTCTTTGAATTTGTCTCTTAGTTTGACCATGATAGGCCTCCTTATAAGTGAATGAACATCGGTTGCTGCGGTCTTTTGTGCATGTCTAGCGGATCTTCCAGAATAATCGGCGGGCGGTGGTGCTGCTGCGGGGGGATTGGGTGATCAGCACAAAGATAGCGCAGACTGTCATAGGCGTGATCTTCCCCGTCGGAATTGATGTCCTCGACGTCCACCGGATCATACACAAGCGCGGGCAGCGTGCGGATCAGGTTCGTGCAGGTGCGAAAAACGTAAAGCATCGGATAGCCTTCCGGGTCAAATGCCAGGCGCCAATGAATTTGTTGCTTGCCTGGGATTCTGGCATTGTCGCCCTTGGACCACATAACTTGCTGGCTTTCCATCATCTGCGCGATGGACTCGCCGCGGCTGCGGTCCCAGATCGAGGGGTCCGCCACGCCCATGATCGTATGGCCTTTTAGCTGTGGGTCCTCGGCTTCGATCCGCTTGATTTCCTGCGCCTGCCTAACTGGATCCCAGCGTGAGCCCTCGTTTGGCACACCGTTTGTGCCGTACAGCTCGCGAATGACATATATCCGTCCGTCGTTGTCCATGGCATACCACATGACTGAAAATGGCTTGGCATAGCCAAAGTCATACGAGCGGAACCGGCGCCACGTTGCCGGGATCTTGAACGGCTCGATCACGTGTGACCACTGCCGGGTAAGGTAGCCTAACGTGTTGTTGCGCCATTCCACGAACGCCTGCCCGGAGAAAGTGTCCCAGCTCCCTTCAAGTAGCGCCTTCCGTGTGGCTTCCGGCAGCATGGCCATGTTGGCAACGTAGTTCGGGTCATTCTCAAGCAGCGCTTGGTTATCCCAGATGGTCGCCGGAATGAACGTCTTGTGTCTTTGATAGGTCTTCCCTGAGATCTCGATATCCGAGACATAAGACTGCTCCGGAACGCGGTTATGGATGAAGCGACCAAGCACCCAGGCATGCCCGATCCCGCCGGGATTCGTGGCTCCGCGCATCATTGGGATTATTCCAGGCCCGTTCGGCCGATTGCGGGAGAACATGTAGCTATATTCGGCGTAGGTGAAATGCGTCAATTCGTCAAAGCCGATGCGTTCGAATTGTCTGCCCTGATATTTAGTCACATCCTGAGGCCGAAACATCGAGCCCAGGTAAACCCGAGCGCCGGACGGAAACCGCCATACGTGTTTGTTGTCGTTATAACGTGCGCCCGGCACAATCTTCGGGTACAGCTCCTGTGATCGGTTTATGAGCTGTTCCAGTTCCGGGAAAGTTTTACGCAGCAGAAGCCCGTTATAATGGGGAACCTGGTACGGCTCAAGCGCCCACATCAGAAGCGCGTCAGTCTTACCGCCGCCGGCCGCTCCACCGTAGAGGGCCTCGTACTCAGGCCGGCGCAGGAAAGCCGCTTGCCGGGGCTGTGGGGCCCACACGACGCGGGTCATACCGAGTCTCCGGGATCCGGGATAGCGCCGACCAGGAGCGAGTCGTCCACACCAGGTAAATAGGCGATACCGGATTCACTTTCGATATCGTCACCGAGGCCAGCCTTACGCTGTTCGAGGGCCATTCGCTCGCGGGCGATTTCCATTTCGAGATTGATACTGGCGATCCTCGCCTTTTGTTCTTCGGTTGCAAGCTCTGAACGGCACAATTCGTCATACTGCTGCAGCATCCGTGTAAGCGCCGCCTGAGCTTTTGCCTGGGCGTTTAGGAAGCTGGCATGTTTATCCCACGCCTGCTGCACTTCCCAGCGCTCAGAATCACTGTGCGCGCCGTCAGTGAATCCGACTTTCGTTTCGGTGACGTCTTCACGATCCCTGACGTGCATAATCTGCTGCGCCCGGATAAGCGCCGCGTAGGCCAGCTGAATCTGGTCCCATAAGACATCAAGAGGGCTGCGCTCCTGCATCTGCTGCACAATGTCCCTCGTCTCGTCAGGTAAATACCTGGCGAACAGGCCGTGCAGTGTAGCTTTTTGGTTCTTCGGTGGAAATGGCGGCCGGCAACCCGGTTTAGTTTCGCGCGCGTGGTTTTGCGCGGAACGTTCCGGCGTTCCAGCGTTCCAGTTGTCCTTGTGCTTCCAACCCCGAACAGTCCCGGCAAGGACACCAAGGCGCGCGGCTATCTGTGCCGGTTGCAGGTATTCCTCCAGGTATAAGCGTTTAGCCTCAAGGCGTTTCTGTGTATTGTCTGTTGCCATATATTTATTATCCGGCATCCGCGGAGTGCGTTTTTATGCAGAGAAAAGGGCGTCAACAATGCTGACACCCTACTCACGGCCTTTTAACTTTTCTTTTTCGCGGAACCTTGTCCAGGCACCCAAGCGGCCTTCCGGTCTTGCACCGTTGCGTGATCCCGCACTCGGCTCTATAGATCCGGTCAAGGGCCTCATTGATGCGCCGGTAATGGAAGCTGATATCAAATCTCTCCCCGGCGTCAAGATGCTGATCACAGCCGTCGAGAAACTCATCCAAAACATCATACAGGTTCTGATGATGCTCCGAGATCATCCTGGGTTACCTGTTGATCTGCATCAGCGCCATAGCCATAACACCGATGAACGCACCCATTGCAAAACTAATTATGCCAATTATTACAATCATTCGTCATCCCCTTTGTCGTCCTCAGTCCAAGGCATTGTGAAAAGTGAAAGCACGGCCAGAACAGCCACCAATCCCCAAACAAAATTCATGTCGTCACCGCGCGGAAGATATTAACCGCAAACTTCACCCCGTCGATGAATCCTGCCAGCTCACTGTTTTTAATCAAAAGATCCGTCTGTGTGCTTCTAAGCTGTTCGATCTCCGCAATCAGCTCCTCAAGATCCGGTTCCAGGATAATCGGCAGATCGGTCTGCTTTTGCTTGTCCGGTCCGGTCCGTTGTTGTCCGCTAAAGTCCGCTATCACAACGGGGGCCTCGTCCTGGTCGGCAGCGTCGGTAGTGACAGAGGATCTCTTT